CAGAAACTGAACGAATCCGCCGCTGGTATGGCGCCGCGTTACGCCACCGTTAACCCGGCGGCCAACGCTGGTCTGGTCGAAGGCATGAAGGGCCTCTTTAACCCGGTTGATACTGTTAGCCGTCAGTTCAAGAACGGCATGATGGGCCAGGGCGTTCTGGGCCTCGACGAAATCAACATGTCGCAGTCCATCGTCCAGCACACCACCGGTAGCCGTTCTACCTCCGACACCATTCTGGTGAACGGTGCGGTTAGCACCCAAGGTGCTACCACCATCAACCTTGATGGCGGCACCGCTTCAGCAACAATTGCTGTTGGTGACGTGTTTACGATTGCTGGTGTTTTTGCTGTCAACCCGCAGACCCGTCAGTCCACCGGTTCGCTCCAGCAGTTCGTCTGCACCGCGACCGCCACTGCGTCCAGCGGCGCGTGGACCAACGTGGCGATTTCGCCGCCTATCTTTACCAGCGCGAACGCTTTGGCTACCGTGGATTCGTTCCCGGCTGACAACGCTGTCGTGACTTTTGTTGGTTCTGCTTCAACCCAGTACCCGCAGAATCTGGTTTACCACAAAGACGCCATTACGCTGGCGACTGCTGACCTCCTGCTCCCGCAGGGTGTGGACATGGCTAGCCGCCAGGTTCACAACGGCATCAGTCTGCGTGTTGTCCGTCAGTACGACATCAACAACGACCGTATGCCTTGCCGTATCGACGTGTTGTATGGTTTCTCAACCATCCGCCCGCCGATGGCCTGCCGCATCTGGGGTTAAGGAGAAAATATCATGGCATTTCCTTCTACCGGCAACGGCTATCAGACTACTGACGGCAATGTTAACGAAATCACCTTGGCGATTCAGGGCGCCCCGGCTACGGTTTCGGCGGCGGGCACTCTGACGGCGGCTCAACTGCTGACTGGTTTGATTGTCGCTAGCGGCACGCCGGGCACGCAGACTCTGCCGACGGTGGCTTTGCTTGAGGCTGCGCTGCCCAACGTAAAAGTGGACAGCGGGTTCAACTTGAATCTGATCAACACGGCTGGCTCTACCGCCACCGTGGCGACCGGCACGGGTTGGACGATTGTGGGCACGGCAACCGCTGCGACTGTTACGTCTGCCGCGTTCCGCGCACGCAAGACCGGCGACGGCTCTTGGACGCTGTACCGAATCGCCTAAAAAGCGAATAGGAACGGGGTGGGTAACCACCCCGTTTTCTTTATGCACATCTACCTCAGACACCCCAGACATGGCACCAAAGTCGCTATCGCGGACGCGGAAGCGGATGCGGATGAACGTAATGGATGGGTGCGATATACTCCCGGTGAACCGGAAGTTCCGGTCAATGAATTAGAGGCTAAACGCCGCCGCCGACCCGCCGCATAGGAGTTTCCGCCGTGCAGAGATATGTCAACTTTATAGCGTCCACGACCTCCACCAGCTCGACGCTAATGGTTCTTTCTAACGCCACCTGCACGGTCTATGTCGCCGGCACTTCTACAGCCGCCACGCTGTACAGCGACAATGGCATTACGCCGTTGGCCAACCCTTTTCTATCGTCTTCGACCGGCCAGGTAGCGTTTTACGCCGCTAACGGGCTGTATGATCTTGTAGTGTCCAAGATTGGCTATCTGACCGTTACCATCAGCGCCATTGAGCTAGACGACCTCCTAGCCCCTTCAGGCAGTAACAGCGTAGGGTATCTGCCCGCCGGCACCGGCGCAGTCGCGACAACCGTTCAGACCAAGCTGCGCGAAAGCGTAAGCGTTAAGGACTTCGGCGCGGTTGGGGATGGGGTGACGAATGATACGACGGCGGTGACAGCCGCCAGCGCTTACCCCAAAACGTATGTGCCCGCAGGAACATATGACACCACGTTCGTGAATTACACGACCGTGCCCGGCAGTTGGTGGGGTGTTGGCCAGATTGCCGACGCATCAAACCGCAAACTGGCCCCGTGGTACGCGAACGCCAACGCAGCGCCGGCAAGCACGGGCAACCGCGACAGTCTTTTGACCGCGTTCAACGGTGACCTAAGCCGCTGCCAATTTGCAGTTGGGCACAACATTTCTGGTGCAGCCACGCTGACACAGCCGACGACTGGGTATGTGTACACGCCTGAGGTGTACCCGCACTACACCTACCTAAACAACACTAGTGGCTGGAACCAATCAACGTCAGGGAATGACGGCAGAACTCAAGCGTGCGCGTATTTCACACGGATAGACAACTACGGGCAGGGCGATTGTGTCGCTTATAACGCAAGCGCTTTTGTTTCAGGGACACGCAGTGGCAGCACAAATTTTTTGGCCAACCCAGCTGCGGGGCTTTTTTCGGGCCAAGTGAGCGCTGGTTCTGATGGCGTATACCTAAACCCTTACGAAACCATTTTGTCTGACAATGGATACGATGTGGCAGCAGTTGGCATCGTCAACAATTTTGTCAGGACAAACGCAACCGGCGCTAAGTCGGTGTTCTGGCATGGGTATCGGGCGCAAAACCAAGGCACTGCCACTTGCGATGCGGTGATCTCGGCCACCGGCCTATGGGTGACTGGTTTAGATTTGGCCATGAGTGATTTCGGCGCGAACAAAGGCGCAGTCAGTCTTAAAGCAAACGACCGGGTCTATTTCAACAGCACCGCTGGCGCGTCCGGCAGTTTGAATGCAGGCATTAGAACTACCGTTTTTGGTACTTCATGGATGGCCTTCGACAGTGTGTCGGGAGAGATGCAACTGGCAAACGGAAGCGCGACACAGTTCGCCGTGTCAAGCACGGCGTCAGCCGTAAACTATTTTCAAGCATTGGGTGGGGCTGCGGGTGGTTCTCCGCAATTCCGTGCAACAGGCTCAGATACAAACATCAGTGTGGGATACCTCACTAAAGGCACCGGCTTCCATTTTTTCTATTCAAACGTTGCCGCGCCCGCAGTTCAGTTTGCAATCAACGGTAACCAAACAAGCGCGGTTAATTACCTCACCGTAAGAGGCGCAGTCGCCGGAACAAGCCCGCAGATGACTGCAACTGGCTCCGACACCAACATTGATCTATCCCTTATTACAAAAGGCACTGGCGTTGTTCAGTACGGCACCTACACGGCTGGCGTCGTGGCACAAGCCGGGTACATCACAATAAAAGATGCTGGCGGCACAACGCGCCGGCTGTTGGTGGGCTAAGCATGGAACCGAAATATCTCATTCCCGAATCGTTGATTAAGGCCATCCACGAATACTTGTTGTCGCAGCCGATGCGAAACGTCGAAAACTTGGTGTCGGCGTTGCGTAACGCGGAACTGGAAAAGCCAGATGACGTATCAACTGTTGGCTGATTGCATCCGTTCCGGTCAACTTTCCGCGCAGCAAATTGCGGAAGTGCTGCGCGACGAAATGTTTAACGCGTGGTTCAAAGTTAGATATGCCAATCCTCTTTGAATTAGAACACCTGCTTATCGCCCTTGTCGTGCAGGCCGCCATTGGCCTTGCGACCGGCAACTGGTGGGCCGGCGCTGCGCTGGGCGCTGGTGTGTTCATTGGCCGCGAACACGCCCAAGCCGAGTACAAGTGGATTGAACATTACGGCCAAGGGCGGCGCGCCAACCTGCCTTGGTGGGGTTGGGCTGACCGGCGGGTGTGGGATGTTCATTCTTGGTTCTGGAATTTATCATTGCCCATAGCGGCTGTGCTTCTAATGGCCGGAGTAATGTGAAATGACAATTATTGTCCCATCAACTTCGTTTACGACGTCAACGACGGCGGGCGACCAAATCAACGCCGCGTTGCGGTTGATTGGACAATTAGCTGAAGGCGAAGTGCCGTCTGCGGCTACCGCACAAGATGCGTTGACCGCCATGAATCAAATGATTGATTCGTGGAACACTGAGCGCCTTAGCGTGTTCTCAACGCAAGACCAAGTGTTTAGCTGGCCCCCGAACACTATCAGCCGCACGTTGGGCCCGTCTGGCGACTTTGTGGGCAACCGCCCTATCCTGCTTGATGATTCGACGTACTTTAAGGACGCTTCTACGGGCATTTCGTTCGGCATCAAAATCCTCAACCAGCAACAGTATAACGGCATCGCCGTTAAGACTGTGACCAGCACTTACCCGCAAGTCATCTGGGTTAACATGACATACCCCGACATTGAAATGTACATCTACCCCGTGCCCACACGGGTGCTGGAATGGCATTTTGTTTCAGTGGCTGAACTGCATCAAGCCGCGTCACTATCAACCGTGTTGGTGTTGCCGCCAGGTTATTTGCGGGCGTTCAAATACAATCTGGCGTGCGAATTGGCGCCGGAATTTGGCGTCGAACCGTCGCCTACCGTGTCGCGCATTGCCATGACCAGCAAACGTAATCTGAAGCGCATCAACAACCCAGATGACATTATGAGCTTGCCGTACAGCATCGTTGGCACCCGCCAGCGGTTTAACGTCTTTAGTGGGAATTACTAGTCATGTTTAATGATTATCATAATGGCTATGTTTCCCGACAATAAAGCCTTTGACACCCTTAACGGCGCGCAACAGCCCTTGGCTTTTGTAAGCGTCTATCGCGTGTTGCAAGTTTTGTTGATGTGTTACCAGGTCCAAGTTTTCAAGTCGATTGTCCGCGCGGTCAAGGTTCTTGTGGTTAATTTCAAGCCGACCAATAATAGGTCCGACAAAAGTTTCCCACACCAACCTGTGTACAGCGCGGCGCGCTGCTTTTCCATCGCAACAGAGGTCTACATGCAGGTAGCCTTTTATCGGGCGCGGCTTAAGCAAACGGTGCCTTTCGTTGCCGGCCCACACAACGCCGCGTTTGATGTTGCTGGCCGTAGCCACGCTAGCGCCCAAAAAGTCGGCCACTTCGCGAAGCAACGCGCCTTCTCCAAGCATACGTTTAGCTTCGGCCACTCTAACGCCGTCCAATCGTTTGCCTCTTGCAATTCGGCGCACGTTTCCAAAATTGCTGACTTCGTACAACGCTTCAAACTCCGGCACTGGCTTCCACGTTTCCATGCGTCACCCCTATTCAATGAAAATAGGAGTATAGCATGAAAATGCCAATTCTGGGGCAGGCGTATGTGGCTCGCAGCGTCAACGCTGCGGACAACCGCATGGTCAATCTGTACCCCGAGGCGACACCCGAAAACGGCAAAGACGCTGGCTTTCTCAACCGCGCGCCTGGTCTGCGGCTGTTAGCAACGTTAGGGACTGGCCCTGTGCGCGGGTTGTGGCAATTTGGGGCATACGGCTATGCGGTGTCCGGCAACACGCTGTACCGCGTGGACGCGGCGGGTACGGCGACGGTATTAGGCACGGTGTCTGGCAGTGGGCCGGTCAGCATGACCGACAACGGCACGCAGCTGTTCGTTGCGTGCAACCCGCTCAGCTACATCTACAACGCCAGCACCGGCGTGTTCGCGCAAATTACCGACCCTGACTTTCCCGGCGCGGTAACGGTGGGGTATTTGGACGGGTACTTCGTGTTCAACGAACCCAATTCGCAAAGGATTTGGGTCACTCAGTTGCTGGATGGAACGTCGGTAGATCCGTTGGATTTTGCTAGCGCCGAAGGTTCCCCTGACGGTCTGCTTGCCATTGCGATTGACCACCGCGAGGCGTGGCTGTTTGGCACCAACACCGTTGAGGTGTGGTACGACTCAGGCGCGGCAGCGTTTCCGCTGGAGCGCATACAGGGCGCATTTAACGAGCTTGGTTGCGCGGCTCCGTATTCAGTAGCCAAGATGGACAATGGGCTATTCTGGTTGGGCTCCGACGCCCGTGGCAACGGTATGGTCTACCGGGCGAACGGTTACACCGGTCAACGGATTAGCACACACGCCATAGAGTTTGCCATTCAAGGCTACGCTACCATCTCCGACGCCATTGGCTACACTTACCAGCAAGACGGGCATTCGTTTTATGTGCTGATTTTTCCAACCGGCAACGCTACTTGGGTGTACGACGTTGCAACCGGCGCTTGGCATGAACGGGCCGCGTTCAGCAACGGCCAATTTACGCGGCATATCAGCAACTGCCAAATGAATTACAACAACGAAATCGTGGTGGGTGATTACGCCAACGGCAATATCTATGCGTTTGACCTCGATGTTTATGCGGACAACGGCGCGGTACAGCGTTGGCTTCGGTCGTGGCGAGCGCTGCCATCTGGGCAAAACAACCTAAAGCGAACGGCGCAGCATTCGCTACAGCTTGACTGCGAAACGGGCGTTGGCCTTAACACCGGGCAAGGCAGTGACCCTCAAGCCATGCTTCGTTGGTCTGACGATGGTGGTCACACCTGGTCAAACGAACATTGGACATCAATGGGCGCAATTGGGTCGTATGGCACGCGGGCCATTTGGCGCCGGTTAGGGATGACGGAAAAGATTCGAGACAGGGTTTACGAAGTGTCCGGCACCGACCCAGTAAAAGTAGCCATTATCGGCGCTGAATTGACCGTATCTGCAACTAATGGCTGACAATACCACTAATATCACACCACCACGCGTTCCATTTTTGGACGCGCGAAACGGTCAAATATCACGCGAGTGGTATCGATTCTTTCTAAACCTGTTCACCATCACCGGCGCGGGAACCGGCGTTACGCCTATTGCAAATGGCGGAACAAACTCTACGTCTACGCCGCAATCCGGCGCCATAGCGTATGGTGACGGCGCGTCATATAGATTTACGACGGTTGGCTTGCCCGGACAAATATTGACCAGCAACGGCGCTGGTTCGCCGGGGTGGACTACGGCGCCAGGGGGCTCTGTCACCAGCGTGGATGTATCTGGCGGCACCACCGGGTTTACGACGTCGGGCGGCCCCATAACATCGTCGGGCACCATTACGTTGGGCGGAACACTAGCAATCGCTAACGGCGGTACGAATGGTGCTGCAACCCCAACTGCTGGCGCTGTTCCATATGGGACCGGCACCGCCTATGGTTTTACTGCGGCTGGCACTGCGGGCCAGGTGCTGACCAGCGCAGGCGCCGGTACGCCTACTTGGACCACCCCAACTACCGGCACGGTGACTAGCGTTGGGCAGACATTTACCGGCGGCCTCATATCGGTAACCGGGTCGCCTGTTACCGGGTCTGGCACGTTGGCGTTAACGGTTGCGGGGACGTCGGGCGGCGTTCCTTACTTTTCATCCGCAAGCACCTGGGCGTCGTCGGCGACGTTAGCGGCGAATGCTTTGGTCATCGGCGGCGGCGCGGGCGTAGCGCCTGCGACCACTACAACGGGCACAGGTGTTGTTACGGCGTTGGGCGTTAACACCGGAAGCGCGGGCGCCTTTGTTGTCAACGGCGGCGCGTTGGGCACGCCGTCCAGCGGCACGGTGACCAACCTGACCGGCACGGCGTCTATCAATATCAACGGCACTGTAGGCGCTACAACACCCACCACGGGTTCATTTACGACAGTTGTTGCGTCAACTAGCGCAAGTGTGGGTTCCGCTGCCCCAGCAGGCACTAACTTTTACAACAACAAAACTTTAACCGGGAGCGCAAACCCGTATTCAAATAGAACCGTTGCTACCGTGCAAACTGACGCAACAGGCACTGCGCGAGGCTATACAACTAGCATTGGTGTTGTTGCCGCCCACCCGACCCTTTCTGGGCTTCAACATTTTCTTGCTACGCAGGCATCGTTTAACGCTTCTACGGTTACAACTCAGGTTGGGTTTTACGTTAACTCTACGCTTGTTGGCGCGAGTACCAATTATGCGTTTAACGCCGATGACC